ACGAGTAGCAGCTTCTATAGCTCCATCAATTTCAAAAGTAGCAGCTTCGATAAATGCGTTAGCATTACCTTTTGAAGCCTCTATAGTTTCGTTAGCAATTGAAGCAATAGCGTAGTCAGCTTTTCTAGTTAGTAAAAATGCCTTAAGCTGAGAAGCGGTTTTGTTAGAAACTGCATCAGCAAAAGTAGCAGATCGACCCATTGGAATCCCGTATTTTACAGGAAGCTTAAGGTTTTCACCACCGAAATCTTCGTATTTTGAAAGCATAGCCAAGAATGGATTATCCTTGTAGACCATATTTTCGATTTTTTCATCTGTGTAATGCTGCTTTAAGGCTGCAGCAAAAGTTGTCATATTAAGTGCCATTTTAAAACTCCTTTAAGTTTAGTAAATTTTTAATCATCCCATTTTAACATTTGTGCCATTGCGCTTTTTGATTCTTCTTCTGATAACTTTCTTGCTACTCTTTCATTCGCCTGAGCAGAGTGGGCGTTCGACAGGGTTACTTGCGACTGTCTTGAGGGTTCTTGCTCGTTGTTTCCAGGGTTAAACTTGGAACGAATCTTACCTAGGTTTAGGAGCTTTGAAGCTTCTTCTTCTAAATAATTTTCAACTGCTTGGGCAGCTTCTCTTATGTCTAAGATTTTGCCCGTTTCATTATAATGCTCTTCAATTACGTCATAAACTACATCATTTGCTTCGTTTGCTTTTATTAATTCGTATTCTTCTCCATTAGAGTTAACAAAGGATTCTATTTCATTTTGGAAACCTAACTTTATGTCCTCATACCTTTGTTCTTCTAAACCTTTTTCTTTTTCTACCAATCTATTTTCTAAATCCTCAAACTTAGATTTATAATCAGTTTCAAGCTCTTCACGCATTAACTTCATTTGCATTTCAGGAGTAAGCTTTCCATCATTTAAAGCTAATTCAGTCAGTTTATCATAACTTAACCCTACTGATTCCAATGCCTTTAAAGGATTCTGCCTTAGTTGAACATCAAAGGGAATTTCAGGCTCCTTTTGAGGTTCTTTAGCAGTGAATTTATGCTCTAATTCAGCAATCCTTCTTTCATACTCTGCTTCTCTTTCTCTGACTTCTTTTTCTTTTCTGCTTAAAGCAGCGAATTTACGTGAAAAATCGTCATTTCTTTCTGGCTCTTGTGCAGCTTCTAGAGATTGTTCTACCTCTTCTGCTGCTGACTCCGAAGAGTCTTGGTTTGATACTACATCATTAAGATGTTCGTGACTGTTATTCTCCATTTTAACTCCTTTAGCTTTTATGGGCGAAGCCCGATCTGGTGATCTATCTATTGTTCTTCTATTATATTAGTTTGTTCTTCTATTATTTCTTCTTCCATTGGCGGCTCTTCTACTACCTGTTCTTCACTAAGATCAATAGCCCCTGAAAGTAGAGGATTTTGTTCTTCTGGAATATTTTCAGCTACTTCTGCTGCTGCCGTAGCTGCTCCAGCTTCAGCCAACTCTTGAGTCATTTGTTGCGGAGTAGGAACTTCTTCTTGTGCTCTTTGCAATAAGTTCTGACAATCTTCCATAAACTGCCTCAAAAGTTCCAATCTATCTTGTGGAGCACCTTGTACCTTAAACATTAGGTAAGCCTGTTGGGTCTTACGAATAGCATTTTCAAGGTTCTGATAAGGTTCTGGAGGAAAGTATTCTCCTCTGTCCATCATAGTTTCAATCATTTGTTCTAAATTAGTTGAATCTGCATTCAATAAGTTCATCGAAGCCTCTAAGTCAGGAAAATCCAATAACTTAAGAGCATCCTGTTTATCAATAAACCCTGCTCCTACTAAGTCTTGAATGTCTGCCAACCTAGCTGCAGGAGTAGATGAGAGCGCAGAAGTGGGAAAAATTTGCATTAAATACTTATCAGCATCCATGTTAACATCTTTCCAGCTTATAGTTTCTACGAACTTGCCATCTTTAGCTTTAACCTTAAAATCACCTTCAGACTCATATAACCCTTTAGCCATATCAATTATAATTTCTGCAGCATCCATAAAAGCTTTTTCATACCTCTTGGCTACGGACATAAACCGTTCAGTTTCAAGGTCATTAAACTCTCTCAGAGCTTTACCAGAGTCTAACCCAGAAGGCTTTAATGACTGAGCCGAAAGTTGAGACACTCCTGAAATTTCATAAGCTCTTTGATATAACCGATCTAAGTGAGAGAATAACTCAGGAGGAATACCCCCTAAAGGAGCATAAGCAGGAGGAGTTCCAGCGTACTTTATAACTCCACCAATTCTGTTATTTAAGTGTGCCGAGACAATTTTTGAACTTGCTTCAATTAAAAGTTTTGGAACACTGACCAAATGCATTGAAACTTGTATAGTTCGGAGTATTTTGTTGATTTCTAACTGAATACCTTGTAATTGTTCACACAAACCTTGACCAAAAAAGCCAACTGGTCTTTCACCCCATTTAAAAAATACAAAAGGGAAATAATCTTTTTCATAATCTTCTTCAAATAGTGTAACGGTAGAAATACAAATAGTATGTTTTCCGTCTTTAGCATTTGGTCCAGACCGAAGATGCCAAGACTCAATAACTTTAATCATGTCTTTAGCTGTAGCCGATTGACCATAACTTTGAGAATCAGGATAAGATGCAACATCAATCTGAGCTTCATGTTCGGGAAACATTGCTTTTAGCACAGACTTTTCTATAAATTTTTCTTGATGAATTTGACGAGGTTTGCCATAATAAGCCTCTATATCGTCTACTTTGATTTCGCTAATAATAACTCTTTCTGTCTTAATTTGTCCATTTTCTATAAAAATCTTAATACAACCAGTTCCAAAAATACAAGCATCTTGAAATGCCATAGCAGCTTTTTCATAGAATTCTGAATACGAATAAATACCTTCCACAAATTTTGTTAGCTTTTTCGCTTTACGTTGTAGACTGAAATCACCCCCTGAAGTCAAAAAAGTAGCTTTAGGTTTATTTTTAGTAATCTTTGATACTACTGTATCAATAAGAGATTGAATAACATTAAGAGTAACCCGATTGGTTACCGAATAAGACGCTTCTATCCTACTATATGAGTAGGCTCCAAGACCCATTTGTTGATAATTTCCGTATAGTCTAGCAAATCTAAGATTATCTGCTTCTCTGTAAGTTTGTCTATTATCTAGAGCACTTACATAAGCAAAGAGTTCTTGGTATAAATTGTTTTTACTGGCTAACCACCACCGATTGCCATTTATTTCAAAGTTCAATTTCTACCCCTATGGATTAGATGACCAAAACATTAGTTCATCATCTTCTTTTTTCTGTTGTTCTTCTTCAAAATTTGATTCATCAGCAACGGTTTGTAGTTTTTCTGCATAATCTTGAATATTTTCTACAAATGCTAACTCAGATAGTTCAAATTGAACGCCTTCAATTTTAAACGATTTTACTTTATGTTCTTTGCACCATTCTATAAACAGCTTAACATCTTCTAAATTTTCTAACATAGCTGTCTCCTATTGTTCATCTATTATATTGTCCAATTCTTTTATATCCTCTTCATATAACTTTTGCAAATTAAAAGCATAAGGATCTTTTTTTCTTTCTTCACATTCTTCAGCTTCTTTAGTTTCTAATTCTTTCATATAGGCATCTGTCCCATCTTTAACTCTCTCTTTAGGTTTTTCAGACAAATAATGTCTACATTCACGCCAAGCATAAAGCACAGCATCACAAATATCAGAGTGATAAGTATCTGAAATCTTTGGTCTTTCAGGATTTCTAATCTTAGAATCCTTATCCCATTGCACTAACATACAATCTTCCTCAAATATAGAGTTACTAAAAGCTTTAAACTTCTCCGTCCTAAGATCATCATTCAAAAGCTCAATAAACTCCACCTTTCGGGTCTTGTCAGCAGCTTCAATATTAAGACCATGTCGCATTCGCAACTCTTCTTGAATCTTTTTACCTAAAGCTCCTGCATCCATGACCATCCTTATAGGATTATACAAGTCCTTATACTCATTAATAACCTCTACCAACTGACTTATATTTTGTTTATTTTTTACATGCTCATCAACTAAATAAACCTTTTTGTGATGCGTATTATAACCTATAACCGCAATCGCGTCTGAGTCATTATAACCAATATCAATTCCAATAATATAATTCCAATCCCCAACAGTAGGCAGGGTATTATAAATATTCCTAACTTTACTAAATTTAAAAACGAGCGCATCTTTATCTTCCACCCATTTTCCAAATGTTTCCCTAATATAGGAGGGGTCTGATTCGTCAATCCCACGTATTATCCTTTCTTCTCTTAAAATGTCCTCTAAATTAAGCTTTGGAGGATCATTCATATAGGGGTTATCAAAGGCTGTCCAATGATGTGCCTTCCAGTTTTTAGACTGAGAGTAATCGTAAAATATTCCAGCTTTAACTGGACCAGGAGTTCCCGTAAGATACAACTGTCCCCGTTTATCTCTTAGTGCTGGAATGATGATATCGTTTATAAGCTCCTTCAAATAGGACCTAAACGATTGACACTCATCTATGTAACACTTCATTAGTTTCCAACCTCTAAATTTTTCAATTTCAGTACGGTCTTTAGCTCCTGCAATGTAAATCTTTGACTTGTTTGGAAACGTTATTGTTAACCTAACATTGTCTGTTTTACATTCTAATTCATATTCTTCTACTATTTTAAGTAAATCTGACCAGATAATAGCTCTAGCCTGTTGCTGCGTTATAGTAATATAGAGTAAGTTAACTTCATCATTCTTTTGAGCAGAATCAATCATGTCTGCAGCTATGCCAACAGTCTTACCTGCTCTACGAGAACATACAGCATTTCTAAACCTAGAACCTTTTCCTCTAAAGAAATTAACTTGCTTTTCAAAACAAAAATCTTTAAAAATAAATTGAGGTTTCTCAGATTTTGTTTTCCTTTTCTGAAGCTCCGCTATCAGGGCTTCCCTGTTTACGTTTTGCAAATCCAGATTCCTCGTTCTTTGACTTTAATGTTTTTTGATACTCCTCATGCTTCTGGTCTGACTTCATCCTGAAAGACTTGTCAAATAGTTTTCCACCTTTAAGTTTAGCTTGCCAATGAGAGTTAAAGGCTAGAGACCTTCGTTCACCTGGACCTTGAAAAGGATAAACCGTATGCAATAAGTTAGATGGAAAAATAGCCATCTTTCCTGGTTCAGGAGTAAAAGATAATGAACCTTTTTCTAAACCAGTAGGACATGCTGTTTTATAAATAAATTCAATCATACCATCTCTAGAAAATTTATATTCAGGTAAATCTCCCTCTTTAGCCCTATGATCAAGAGGAGGTACTTTTAACCATATTACAGACGATAGGTCACAATAAGTGTGAAAGTGAACAGGGTTATATTCATTCTCATACTGACTAACAATCCATGCGTGATCTACTTTACACTCTAAAGCTTCTAGTTCATAACCGTCTGCTTTTAAACTGTTCCAAACATAGTTGTATAACATACCCTCTACGTATCCTAAGAGTCCTAATTCTTCTAATTTTTCATTAGAAATCCAAGGTTCCTCGGCTATTTGACCTACAAGGTTCCCACCCCAGTCTATACGATTTCTATCTTCAAGAATTTCATCAGATGCTTTTATTAAAGCTTCTGTTACTCCAGAAGGGACATGGAATAAACCGACCGAAGGACCAAAAGGCTTTAGTAACTTAAAATCTGTATTCTTAGCCAAACGTTCTAGTCGTTCTTTGTCTGACTCATGCTTTTGAGATTCTTTTGCTTCTTTTCTTTCTCTTTTCGCTTTTTTGCTGCTCATGTTATCTCCTGCCGATAGCTTTTCTAGGTTTAATTATTTCTCTAGGAGAGTCCATTTTAGCTCTCTCCTTTGCTTCTTTCTTTTCTTGTTCTATTTTTAAAGGAGATTTAAGATAAACTGCCGACACATTAGTCAAGGGAACAAGAATATGATCCCTTTCACTTTTAATAGACACAGCGTTAATATCCTCTATAATCTCCAATTGTAGCGGAGCTTTTTCGTTAATTTGCCTACTAGCAAAAAAAGTCTCCTGTCTTTTTTCAAACATTACCGACTGGTAACATCGAATTGCATCAATATTATATTTCATTAGAACCTCCTCCAAAATGGTACAAATTTATATTTTATTTCTCTTTTAAATAATGAAAATGATTTAATTTCATCTATGATGTTTGCTTTTAAAGCATCCTTAGCTGCCCACCACTTATCATCTTTGTAGATTTCAAAAAACTTTTTAGGTTCTACACCCATTCTTTTCGATATTTCCTCTAATACTAAATTGTCAAAAAAGTCTAAAGATTTGAAAAGCTTTTTGTTCCTCTCAGTTCTTTTGGGTCTACCCCATCCTATCTGTACCAAATGGTGCATATAGGTCGAATTAGAGCTTCCTACCCTATGGTCACAATATTGTAAAATTATAAAACCCATAGAATATGCGTTACGCACATAACAATTAATCTTATAACCTTTGGCTTTGAGGGATTTCATTTCTTCTATAAACTCTAATCCTAAGTGAACCGAGCCACCGCCTGAGTTAATCGCTACATTAATAATTTTGTTGTACCGTTTACTAATCTCAGCTCTCTTAAATTCTTTTAAAACAGGAGTAGCATTAGCATAATTGACAGCTCCAATCTCTACGTCGAAAGCACTTTTAAGCTTTTCTTCTTTTTTGATTGATAAAGCCCCTCCTATTAGGAACACTCCAATAACTGCAATTGATAAAAGTTTCTTCATTCTTCTTCCTCCTTTTGGACAATGAGTTTTGTCTCATCTCCGTATGCTTCCAAAAGAGCCATTATTGACTCTAGCTTGTCTTTTGTATTAAGCTTCAATTGTCTTATATCCCATCTAAAATGTCCTGAGTCAATAAGTTTTAATCCATTTCGTTCCCGATGGGAGTTTTTTTTAGCTAACCGATCAACTTTATTAAAAACTTCATTAATTAACTCTACACTAATCTCCATCATATTGTAAGCGACTTCGTGATTTTTATCTTTAAAAGATTTCATCTATAACTCCAAAGTCTAAACATTCATCAGGTGTTAAATAAAAGTTTTTTTTGTAAGTCTGTTTATACCAAAATTCTGCATCCTTATTACTTAATTCTGACATCCAGTCACACCATTGGCGTTCCTGTTTTTCGACTTGATCTACTTCCTCTTTTGTTTCCGCATGAGAGCCACCGATGTAATAAGACATTTGGTGCGCCATAAACACACAGTATTTAGACATTCGACGTTTACGTCCTGCAGCAAGCAGAAGGGTAGCCGCACTCATTACGTGTCCGTAGGCTTCTGTGACTATTCTACAGCTAGATGAGTTCAACCGACCAATCATAGCCAGGGCATCATAAACTGAACCCCCTGGAGAGTTAATCCTTATAGTTATGGTCTTTTTACTTGAACGTTCTAATTCACTAAGGGCAGCATCTATAAAGGCAAAACTGTGATCACTTATTTCTTCATTAATCTGAATCACACGATCGACAAAATTAACCCCCTGCTCGAAGAGATAATCAAGTCTGAGTTTTTCTTTATCTATGTCTTTAGCTCTGCTCATCGGCTACCTCCAAGTTAGGAAGATCAAATAATAAATATGGATGATAAACGAAATTGTGCTTAGATGCAAGTTTATCTGCCATTCGAGTGTGATGAGTATAAACCGCTGCACTGGAACTGTCATGACCTACTGCGTCTAAAAGAGTTTTCCCTATCCCCATATTTCTGAAGGTATGCTTAACATATAAAAAGTGAATTATTAGGATTCCATCATCTTCCCCAGCTACCACATAGCCGTAAAGCTGTGAAGGGTCTGATGGGTTACAGGCTACTAAACATTTAGAATTTTTAACTATACGTTCAATTAGCTTATGGTGATCTTCGAAATAAATAGTGTTTGTAATCCGTTCAGCAAAGGGACTAAACCTAT